ATCCGTGGCCAATTGAATATCATCGGTACCGTTAGTGTGCGTTGCAGCATGGGCTGGTAAGGAACTTTCAGATACTCCACCAGTCCCAGAACCTACAGGGAACGCGAATTGTCCGTCAACCTCTTGTAGCTGATCTAAGGCATCGTTCAAAACAACTACTCTACACACAGGTAAAAAAGTCCAAGACAATACTTTTTGAGATGTTGACGGTCTAGTAACCCTTTTATTTTGCGCATCTGTCAGGGCCTGGGCTGCGCTAGTATATTCTACCGATGGTTTACCTTGGATGAGAGCCATAAGTTTAGTTGGATCGTTCAGTACTATTCCAAAGGTCACCGAGTAATATTTTTGAGCTCCAATAGCTTCGCCATCAGCGTAGGTAGTAAAAGCGAAGTCAGTCTTGTTAGATACGAAAGATCCATCGTTGTTAACGCAAAAGAATCCACTAGACACGCTAACGGCCTGAGTGTTTAAGATCTTCCATACAGCACGGACTTGCCCAGCATTAATACTAAGCGTAGTGGCCGTTGCTGCGTACTCGATCCCGGAACGATACTGTACGCCGTCTTCGAGCATTGTGTGCCAGATAGATGTTAAGGATCCCTCTGACGTTAAAAGCTCAGACAAGCCTGAATATTTGGTTCTAGAACTTACAGACACGGAGCCAGCTAGATAAATCCTACAGTCTATATGGGGGATCAACCCTTCGGGCGAAGTGTTTGACGCTTCTAGGATAGGATTACTTCCGCTATATGTAATGTAAACATACACTGACTTCGGGTACGCATCTGTTCCCGCGTACAAAGTCGCGTCTACGGACATCGTAGGCCCAGGAGACTCATATCTTTTTTTATCAAGATTAAATACAAGATTCTGCCCCTCGGTTTGCGTAATTGTTACGGTCCAGATTCCACCAATAACTGTTTCATCGATACTAAAATTGGTAAGCGCAGTATCTTGAGCAATCCCAAAGATATCGCTTCCAGCTTCTTGAAGCTGGTCTTCTACGGTTGCGCCAACAAAAAAGTCCCCATTATTCGTAGTAAAGACATTACATGCACAAGTATCAATGAGTAGTAGCCGCCCTGTTGGGTTAGCGACCTCTAAAACCTGAAAACGATCTATAACTGCCGTACTAGATGGATTATAATAGTAGATTAAAGAGTGCGTCGTAGAAGTAAAGGGGTCTAATACATTATCGACCTTTACAATCTCGCCTTCCTCATAGGTCCAAGACTCAGCCACAGCAACAAATTCAGCTGAGAGTCTATTGACAGCTGATTGTTTATGAATATCTAAGGCTGACTCATGGGTGCTCAGTAACCCTGCAGCAGTGCCTGTTGGGTCTGCGCCTACTTGTACAGCGGTTACCTCATGTGGGTTAGCTAAGTCACTCACGTGTGTAGTAAGATTACTTTGCACTGCAGCCGCAGAACCCGTAGGGTCTGCACCTACTTGTACAGCGGTTACCTCATGTGGGTTAGCTAAGTCACTCACATGTGTAGTAAGATTACTTTGCACTGCAGCCGCAGAACCCGTAGGGTCTGCACCTACTTGTACAGCGGTTACCTCATGTGGATTAGCTAAGTCACTCAAATGTGTAGTAAGATTACTCTGTACTGCAGCTGCAGAGCCCGCTGGGTCTGCACCTACTTGTACAGCGGTTACCTCATGTGGGTTAGCTAAGTTAGCTATGTGAATAGCCAAATCCGCAGACGTGCCATCTAAAGTTATTATTGAGTCAAATACGAACGTTATCGGCCTATATTCTACGCTAAATTCAGTCATTATTCTATCACCTGTACTCGGCCTAAGCCCATTGTATAGACTTGGTTATTACCAATGTCTATAGTAAACCTGTAGTTATAAGTCCTACAGGACGTAAGACTTTCAGTCTTTACTGGAAAAATGGTCTGAAATCCCAGACCATTTTCGGAGTCAACATTATCTGGAAAAACAACGGAGTCTATTAAGTCACCAAGGGCACCATCAGGAGAATGAACGTCAAGTTTCAGCCAGAAGGTCATCGTAGCGCCACTAACAGAAACAGGGACTCCGTCTTTAGTTTTAAAGGTATACCTAAACGATAAAGTATCGCCTTTAACAATAAAGTCCATATCAGTCGGGGTGAGGCTAGTATTTGCAGTGCAGGTCATGTAGATGGCTCCTTTTTAAAAATTATTATAGCTCAGTTAAGCTGAAAAGTACAGCTTTATTTAAAATTGAAGCTCTACTTTAGAGGGCTTCAGGGCTTGCTTTAAAGCTTTACTAATACGGCTGTCCGTCAAGTAGTTCTCAGTGTATTTAAGAGGGGCTTTCTCGACCCTATCGTTGTACTTAACTCGGTCGTCTTCTATTCGCGAGAGGTCTTCTTGGTACTTTTCAAAGCCTATAGTGTTATTTCTGAATCTAAGCTCTGTTTTAATCCGCTCGCGCATTATGTTAGATCGCTCACGTTTAAAACTTTCTTTCACTTGCTTTATATTCCAATGTTTTTCTCTACTGGCAGATATAGACGCAGGATTGAAAGACAAAGCCATCAAAGCTTGTTCAACAGAACTTGCCTTTTGTAACTCCTGGCCAGTGAAAGTAGGCGCGTAGTTGGCACCTGTAGGCCCTTCAGTTCCTAGTCTATAGGCTTTAACTGGTCCAGCTAGAGCAGATGGCGCAAGCTTTTCAAAGGCCTTAGACCACTCATTATATTTGGCATATTGTAAGGCATCCCAGGCATCACGAATCACAGCGCCCGGAGCGCCCGCTAGTTCTTCTATTGTCCAATCCTGGATAGGAGAGTTCATCTGTAAAGAACCTTTGAAGTTCACGTTAAAAAACCCAGCTAGTCCATTTCTGGCAAACCCGTCTAACATGTCAGGAAGTACTTCTTCAAGGGCTTCATAATAAGCCTCTTCTGGGTCTTCTTCGTCATCAGTGAAACCTAAGGCAGCTAGAGACATACCGACAATTGGGAACAGAAAAGGCGCTAACGCTGATGCTCCTGCTCCCGCTAATACACCAGGTGATGCTAGCATTAAGGAAACAGCTGACCAGTTATTATACTTTATACCCATCTCTATAGTGTTCAAAATATAGTTATGCTGGAATTTCATAAAGGTGAAAGCAGCATCTAGTGCTGGAGCCTTCTGAACGATCCAAGGCTTAGTTGCTTTGCCATAACTCCCATGGGCTCTATCAGATGTATGCTTAGCTAAAGCCATTAGCTCCTCAAACCCTAAGTTAGCATTAGACGCTTTAGCTTCATGAGCTTTATAGGCTGCGTATATAGTCATTGCACGGTTAGCTTTTTCTGCGGCTCCAAACATATACATAGAGGCCGATATAAGTCCGCTGTAGAACCTACCTGCATTATCTTGGGTAGCCCGAGTCGCGTCTATGTTAAAATGCGCGTCGTCCCACCCACGCTCAGAAATAGTGTCGAAGATCTTTTCGTCCTGAGCTGTAAGTTCTACTTTACTGGTAGCTAACTTACCTATCTGTTTGGCTTGTGTCTCTATAAAATGCGCTGCTTTGTCTAGTACGGATGGGTTGTAGCCTTGTAGTAGTAGCGCGTTTGACCTATAAGCCGAGTATACACTTGCAGACTTAACCACTGCTTTATAAGCCTTAGCAAGACTAGAGTCCGTGTGAGCTGCTATAGTTGCAGGTACAGCCATGATCATATTAGTCATGTTTACTGCAGCCGAACTAGGCCTCAGCCCTAGGTATTTAAGAACGGCGAGGGTCTTAAGATGTCCTACTATTCTCTGAGCCCGATTCTCAGTACCTAACATGAAATTAATGTATGTTTTCATGTCTGAGTGAAGGTTAGCTTGGATTCTAGGGTCGATCTTCTTTTTAGACACCTTTACGGCGTAGTCTTCTTCAGAAGCATTAGGGTTGGCTTTCAAAAAGTCAGCCAGAGACTCATCGCGACCCATAAACGCATAAATCATTTCTTTAGCGGCTTTTCTCTTAGATATGCCCGAAGCTATTTGCTTAACGTGCCTAATCATAGCCTTATTTGCATCGGTCTCAAAACCTGTAGCATACGTACTAGCTCGTTCCATCCGAGCTCTAGACGCGTTTTCGATCTTGAATACGTCCGCAACACTTCCATTGATTATCTTGTCTATCTCTAATAGTGCTTCTCGTTCCTCAGACTCATAAGAGTCTACATCACGGTTCATTAACTTACTAGCGGCATCCCATAAGGCTTCTGAGGCTATGTTTCGTGACTCAATAGATGAACTAGGCTCAACGGTACTAACTGTATACCCTTGCTTTTCTAGCTTAGCTATTTCGCGCCCAACCGGGGTAGCTTGGTTAACTAGTTCTTTAACTGCATTTGATAAATCTGACTTAGTATCATTTTTTAATGTAAATAGATCAGCTGACAATAGGTGAGGCGGGTGTCCTGGCTTCTCTAGTTTTATATAGTAGGCCTTGTCATCACGGACCCAAGGAAAATATGTACCTTGTATATCTCCAGTAGCTAAGATAGCATCTTCAATAGTCATTGAGCCTCGACCAGCAATCCTAGGATCGGGCAGACCTGCTTGGCGAGCTGAATTTACAGTAGCCTGCAGTTCATCAATTTGGGCAGCCAAAGCTCGGTTACTTAGGTCTCTAAAGCTCTTTATGTATGATGCTTCTACTGGCCCAAAGTTCTTCGGTAGACTAGCTACCTCGGCTTCAATGAGGTGATCTGACGCGGCTTCCCAGTAAGGGTCTTTAAAGATTTCTTCGTCCCTAGGATTTAATCCAACCCAAGTATCGGCTTCTTTGTCAAACTTTAACTTGTAGCCCTTTCCAGTATCACCTTCAGAGTTAAGGTATTCAGAAGCTCTGGCGTATTCTGCTGGGTACCTTTTCTCAATCTCTGTGCCGACCCTAGCAAAGTCGTCTAAAATAGCCGACTCAAGCTCGTGGGCTTTTTGTTGCATGTCTACACCTGCTTTTACTATAGCTTCGGCTTGGGTATCTCTAGAGCTATAGTATTCAGGTGAACTTAAGAGTCTGCTTCTCCATGAGGTTGTCTGAGAGAACTCATCTCGTCTGAAGGCTTTACCCTGAGGATCTAACCTGGCCAGGAGAGTTGATATTTGGCGAACAAGCTTGTTAGGGCTCTGGCTTCCTTTGTCATACAGATCTCTAGTGTACTCTTCGTATTTTGAATCTGAGACTTCTCGAGGCTCAGTTAACGAAGTGCCTAAAAGATCTAGTAAAAGAGCCTTTTGATCCTGGCTCTCTATGTCTTGAGGTCTCTGAATGTTGCTATCTTTGACTACCCTTGGATCCTCGCTTTGGGTATCAAAAACTGGTTCTGATTTTTGGGTAACTTGACCTAGATTAGTGCCGTCTAGCTTAAGACCTTTACCTTCAAGAAAAGCAACTACGTCTTTATTAGCCACAAAGGGAGTTCCTTGTATTTTCGCTAAAACGTTTTTCATGGCCAGGGCTACGGCTTTAAAAAACTTCTCTATTTTGGATACCGGAGTCTTCTTAGTTGTTAGGGCTTTAGCTGTCTCATTTGCAAACCATTCATCAAAACTGGAGTAATATGCTTCCATGTCTTGTCCAATAGAGTCTCGCTTTTGCGTTAACTTTCTAGACGTCTCAGAGGCTCTTGCTATAGGTAACCTTAAAGACACGCCGCTTAGACCCTTCGCGAACTCTTTAGATAAAGATTCTTTAAAATTTGCATAGGCCTGGAGCACCTCTAGTTTCTCTGAAAGGGAAGCTTGGTCATATAGCCGTTCACGTAAGGCGTGGCCCACTTCATGAGCCAAGGTAGTCACTGTGGATGCGTCCTTTCGTGTATTAGTTCCGGTAACTGGGTTCTTAAGAACTATTGTATATTTAGCATTACCTTGGATTATAAGAGCACCTTTCGAGGTATCAAAGACTTTTGGGAAGTCTCTACTCCGTTTAATTATGGCCGGGCTAAATGAATCAAGTCGATTTAGAAACTCAGTAGGACTCATAATATTAATAGTCATATCTAGGTTTAAATCTTCTAACCAAGATGAGACTAGTTTAGCCTCAGTAGACCTCTCAGCTCCTATAACTGTAGGAGACCCTGTAGTAGCCCTGGTAGACTCAATAGTCCCAAGAGCCTGCTCTAGGACACTATTCGACAAGTTTATGTCCTTCAGTAGATCTCTAGAAGCTATTTGAGCTACGTCTACATTCATAAAGCCTAAATTTTTAGCAGTGTACCCCAATTTTTTATATTGGCTATACAATGCGGAATTAGTAGCTTTTACGACATTTCCATAAACAGCGTACTTGCTATTCGCCTTCTTATTTAGAAAACTAGCAAAAGCGAGTTTAGTAAGCTGATCTGCTGAGAGTTCTGGGTTGTTTGCTATAGCCTCTTTTAAAGCACTCTTAACTCCTCCACCAGCATCAGATTCTCTTAAACTGGCTAATCTAAAAATCTCGAGGTTCGCATTAATGCTTTTTTGGTAGGCCAGATCTTTCTTTCTAGTAAGATACCCTACCTCATTCACTAGTAAATCTATGAGGTCTTTTTTAGAACTAACCTTGTCAAACAATATCGTCGTGGTATCTCCGTCAAACAAGGCTTGTGGGGTTAAACTTTGTAGAGTCCCTTTTTCGCCTGTAGACAGAACCTTGTCACCAGCTAGTAAAGCTTTCTGGACACTTTCGTCAGTGGATTCTTTCACTTGCAAGTTTGCCGGAAGCTTATTAGTCTTAAGAATCTCCTCTAACTCGGCTATCCGAGCTCTAAGATGTGATCTTTTTTTCTTATGCTTTATGGCTATATCTAAGTCTTTTTTGCTTTGGGCTAATTCTGCTTGTACTTGTTCAGGCTCTAATTGGTCTTTATTTTGACTTTTATTTTTAGCCTGTAGTTCAGTACTAGTTTTCTTTTCGACCTCGTTACGTTCTGGTTTAGACTCAAGTTCTACGCTTCTAGCTAATAACTTCTTGGCTAAGGCACTATGAGCCGTTTTAAATTTTGTATGGGTTTGGATTAACCGTATAGCCTCTAGAGCTTGGTCTATGCTTGGTTGGTCCAAGGATTCTATTTTCTTAGATACATACTCAACTCTGTCGCGCGCTTTTTTGATTGTTTGAGCTGGGACAGACTCACGTACTTTAAGTTCTGTTCGTAGGTCTTGCTCTAATAAACTATGAGCACTTTTAGATAAAGACGTAGCCCGGACAATCTGTATATCTTGGAGGACTTGCTTAATGTCGGCCTCTGATAATGAGGTCACAGGCTTACTACCTGCTCTCTTAATACGCCCAACAGAGCTCTTCTGAGCTTTTTTAGTTGCCGCTGGCCCTATACGTCTTAGAATTTCGTTATTGACCTGTAAGGTCCGCACAGTATTTTCTAACCCGGCCTTAGGACTAAGGGGCTGAGAATTAACTTCCCTCAGCAGGGCGGCTTCTTGTTTTAAACTACTGACTGCACGGTCAGTTAAAGGTACTTTTTTAGCCTGGGCCAGATAGTATCCTACTTGCTCATCTCTATACTTTTTAACCGACGCAGCTCTTTTTGTCTTGCCTCCAGGTATCGATGTATCCGCTAGATTCTTTTCTATATCACCAGCTAATCGAACAAGTTCCTGTTCCTTAAGGCTTAGTTGTTCATTATTGACAGGTGCTGCCTGCTCAGTTACAGGTGCTGCCTGCTCAGTTACAGGTGCTGCCTGCTCAGTTACAGGTGCTGCCTGCTCAGTTACAGGGGCTGCCTGCTCAGTTACAGGTGCTGCCTGCTCAGTTACAGGTGCTGCCTGCTCAGTTACAGGTGCGGCCTGCTCAGTTACAGGTGCGGCCTGCTCAGTTACAGGTGATGCCTGCTCAGTTACAGGGGTTACTTGAGTTACTACAGGTGCTACAGGTATAGCTTGCTCAGTCTCAGGTGTAGCCTGCTCGGCAATAGGTGTAGCTTGCTCAGTTACGGGTGTAACTTGCTCAGATACGGGCGTAGCCTGTTCGGTAATAGGTGCTACCTGCTCGGTTACAGAGGGCCTAAGTAAAGCAGCCGCTCGTTCTATTTGGTTATTGAGGTCTGCGAGTCTTTTTCTAGACTTAGGATCTCGCTGGCTCTCTTCAGAAGAGAGCTCTGCATATAAGGCCCCTAGTGTGTCTAAATTATTTTTAGCGGCCTGTTGTATCTCCGAGAGAACCGGAACCTCATTAGTTCCGCTAACAACTACAGGTGCAGCTTCAGTTGTAGCTACAGGTGCAGCTACAGGTGCAGCTTCAGTTGTAGCTACAGGTGCAGCTTCAGCTGTAGCTACGAGTGTGGCTTCAGGTGTGGCTTCAGGTGCGGCTTCAGGTGCAACTTCAGGTGTGGCTTCAGGTGCGGCTAGTTTATTAGTGACCGCGCCTCCTATAGCTGAAAGTATTCCAGCCCTCACTGACTCATTTGGGGCTGCTTCGGTAAGCGCCGAGAACTGTGCGTACTCTTGTCTAGCTTCATGGCTAGAATTTATAATATTTGTAACATCTTGAAAGTCCACACCTAGAGCATTTAGCTTATCCGCGTCTGATAACAATAGACCGAGTTCTGCTCCAGATAGTCCTTTTTGTTTGAGGTCTTTAACAGCAGTACTCCTCTGGCCAGGGGTAATCACTCTTCTCTGGCCAGGAGAGAGTCCTTGATCACTAGGTCCTTGGTCACTTGGACTTAAGCTAGACAGAGCTCCGCCAGTAGCTGCGCCTGGTCCGAAGCCTACTACAGCAGACTCAAAAAGACCTTCAGTTAGCTCTTTGTCTTTATTGAAATACTTTTGTCCTACGTTACCCACTAGGGTCTGTGTGGCTTCCTCTAGGGCTTCTAATGACCCCTGCTCGAGAGCTTCTGTGACTGCCTTTCGCAACGTTGTCTTTTTAGCTAGCTCTTGTGCTACTTCACGTGCAATGCCAACTTTAGCACCTGGAGCCTTTTTTAGCAATGGGCCTATGTTAGCTTGCTCAATTATTGAAGACGCTATACCATATGCTAAACTACCGAGTGCGGCGTCATTTACGTCTACACCGGGGTTATCTTGTAAGATCGTCTGAAACTGGGAACCTGTTTCAGACGTACCTGTTACTGCTCCAGAAGCTAACGCGCCGGCTATAGGCCCGCCAGTAGCCTGAAGTAGCATAGAGGCCGCAATCTGTGGAGTCTGTTGCCTCCATCTATGAATTGTAGCTTTAGTCTTATCACCAAGAGTTAGACTTTTATCGCTATACACATCAAAAAGATCTCTACCTCTAGTTACTTGGCTTTCGTTACCTTGATGGTATTTCAATTCGTCATCAGCAGCTCTTTGTATCCTGGAACCTCTACTGACTAGGGCTCCTGCAACGGGTTCTGCGACTTTTTCAAAAGGCTTATCAATAGGTTTAATAGTTGACTCAATAAAAGACTTAAATCTTGCTCCTCTCTCTTGGTCAGCTTGTAACTCAGCTTCAGACTTGCCGGCGTCTCCTAAAGTGCGTAGTGTTTTTTCTAGCCCTGGGGCAACTAGGCCTAATAAGCGCGACTCAGTATTTGGATCAACTAAACCTGATATAACTTTTGAGGGTTTTGCGTCAGCTAGAGTGTATCCAAAAGCTTGTAAGCCTGAACCGAAGCCTGACTTGAGGTTATAAGCCCCAGCGATCTCATCTCCTAAGAACTCAGTCTTCTGCACAGGGGCCCCTGAAGTAAGAGGCCCGGTAGCATCGATCACCGGCTCTGGCTGGACAACAGGTTCTATTGTAGGCGCAAGTAAATTTTCGCGTTGCCTCTTATCACGGTCTGCACGCAGAGTTTCTAGTAAGCTCATTTTATTTTAGTCCTTGAGTTTCACGGTTTTCAAGAATTTTTAATAAGGCATCTCTTTCTTCAGGACTTAAGTCCGATAAGTCTGTCTGTACGTCCCCGGTCCTAGGATTAAATATTTTACCTGGGAGTACTGTCTCTATACCCTTAACTGAGCTCTTCTGTCCAGGGATGAACTTAAGCTCATCAGAAGAACTAAGAGGGGTTAAGCCTTCATAGCTTGGAGTAAATGAGCCAGATCTAGCAAGTCTTTCCGCACCTCTTACGTCGCCACTTTTAAAAAGCTCAAAAGCCCTGGCTTGGTTCTCTCTAGTCAAAGTTCTTTCGTCTTGAACAGCCGCTGAGGCTTCTCTCTCTTGGGCTTCTCGTTCCTTAAGACCCTCTTCGATAGATGCTTTTTGTTTTAGTAGATCTAGAGCACCTTGTTGAGAACGACTTTGTTCAGCGAGACCCTGTTCTCCTATAAGGCGCTGCTTGTCTAAATCGGCCACGCGACCTAGCTTAGCGATGTCTTGAGCAGATTGATTAGATGAGCTTTCTACGTTAGACTTTGTAAGGTTATCCAAAGCATTTCTGGCCGTAGCAGCTTCTTCTTGTTGCTGTTGCCCTCCTAGGGTAGATAGCAACTGCATTACTTGCCGGTCATGCTTTATACGCCTTGAGTTCTGTATAGCTTCGTCAGATCGCCCGGTAGCTCCAGTCCCAGAAAAGTCTTGAGGAGCTAAAAGATTAGCTATCGAGGCCGCAGTAATTCCTCCAGGCCTAGCGTTTTCAGCCGACGGGATTCCACCTTTATACACGATAGGCTGCAAGCTTTCACGCCGACTAGCGCCTCGTTGTCTAAGTTTTTTTAAATTTGGGTCGTATAACTCATAGTCCTCATTGGCCATTTTAGTAGTCCTCAGTATACATTTATGTCTTCTGGGGTAGTTGTGTACAGTTCACTAGCGCCTGTAACGACCCCTCCTATTTTCTTAATTACGTCAGTCCCATATGGGTAGTCTATAACACCTGAGTCTGGGTCTAGGCAACATTGTCCATAGGCTATCCATCCGTCACGTCTAGGCTTTATAAAGGTGTGCTCTTTAGCCTGCATGAAATTTGTGACTGCTGCTTCATAATGGACAGTCGCAAGTAATAACACGCTTCGTATATCCTCGTCTAGAGGTCCAAATGGATAGTTTGAACCATTAGCGTATGCATAAGACGTAGTGTTAATCGAGCACTGGGAATTTGGAGTATTATTAGCTGGAAAATTTAGTCCCGCAAAAAATGGCTGCTTCCACACTTTAGCGCTATATATAAAGCTCTCATACCCAGAGTAGGCGATGTCTGGGAACTCAGGAAATCCGATTTCTGAGCCCCACGGAGGGATGTTCCGGACTTCGGGTATACTAGGTGAAAAAGGCACATATGTCCATATAATATGCTCAGTCTGAGCATTACCGTCTATACAGACTCTAGTGATACTTTGAGCGTTAGCATTAAGAAGGTCGTATTCATATATGTCCGCAATAAATAGTTTGTTTGGTAGGTCTATCTGTAACAAATAATATAATTTTTGAGTCTGAGGTTCATTCACACCTGGATTATACGTAAAACTAGTAGTGAAAACTTCCGTCTGGTTTACATAAAATTTAAGCTGTAGGTCTAAGGACTCCTCTGTCATATATGGCATAGAGGGGTCTCCTGTTTGCGTAACCCGTTTTAACTTAGTAACTATTGGGAATTTTTTAAAAACATTTGTTCCATCAGAGCATACTGTAAAGTATTGGTCGGGCAGTATACCATCTTCTAAGTCAGTATTAAATGAAATTGTCTGAGTTACTGAGTTAAGGGTTCCTCCGGTCCCCGTATTTATTACTTGTACATTGTATGCTGAAGTTAGTTCTTCGTATGCGGACACGCTAGAGACACTATAGTCGTTCACGTCTAATTGGCTCTTCCCAGGATACGCAGGATTTTCGGTCACCGAAATCGTCCCGGTCACTAAATGAATTATATTTCCTTTAGAGTCTCTATCAAGGCCACTATAGTCGTCTTTAACATAGTCTATAAAACCATAGGTTAGTCTGCTATAGATTCCGTCTTCTATAGGACATATAAGTATATTTGGTACCCAGTTAAGCGTTTCCCATTTTTGAGTATTAGTAGGTTGTACTCCCCAAGGTCTAGACCTAGACACGACTAAATTCACATAGCTATCCAGGCTTGAGAAGTCTCTAAGGTTTGAAGAAAGTCCATATCCTATATCAGATCCAGTTGTATAGAACTCTATATTAGGTAGGCCTGTTATAGAGTATACTTCAGGAGCTGGGCTAGAAGCTTGTATCTCCAAACGCACAGCTGGTACGGATGTAGGAAACAGGAACGAAGGAACTTGTATAGTCTCATCTAGACCTCTTGGTCTAGGAACATTAGTATGTAAATAGTTATAATCACCCCGCCCCCAAGTCCATGAGGACAAGTGAACAATACTAGGATTGATCCCGACTCCTACAGGAAATGAGGCATTATGGTCCCACTCGTACCACAAGTGATAACAGGGATAAAAACTACCGTAGTAACCCGTATAGGCTTCTAAATAATGAGCCTCAGTAGTAAAGTTATACTGCTTGAGGGTTCCATCAGCTAATAAAAATATCCGTGTTAGCTGGTTTCCTATTCCACTTCCTACCTTCCACGAAACCGCACCATTTAGCTGATTTAGCCAATTTTCGTGCTCTATATCTGGTCCTGTGAAATTCCTATGACTCTGCCCAGTGAGAGGGTATACACTTCCTACCACAAAATAGCTTTGGCCATTTTGTATAACAGAGACTTTCTCCCCAACCATAAAATACCTAGCGGCTATATACTCACATGGAATAGGTGGGTGCATAGATACTGTAGGGTCATACCCTACACCCTCATAAGGAACCCCTGGGTGATAATAGGCTAGGGCTTCTGTTGACCCGGTTTCCTTGGGTATCTTCAGGGCTGGAAACTTACTAATTATCGTTATACCCATTTTACCGTCTGTAAAAGAAACAGAGTCTACTACGGCTATATGTGTTACGGGCATAGATCCATCTGACAAGCGTATTTGATTAAACAATGTCATAGCGTTAAGCATTCCCCAGCTTTAATAGAGGTAATAAAAAATCTTAATGGCCATCCAAGTGGGGGTTCCTCTTCTGGATCAGTTATAATGGCTTTTCCAGCTTTACTACAAGAGTCACCAGATATAGTGTATTCTTGGTTACCTATGCCTACGCTTGTTAAGTCATTGACAATATCACCAGCGTTGTCAGATTGCATACAGTTGTAAAATTGCCAGACTTTTCCAGGTCTGAAATCACTAACTGTCCGCAGGTTAGTACCATAAGCTAATTCACCCCTCTGTTTTAATACCGGCGTAGCATAAACTATGACTCGGTCAGATGGTTTTAAGTTAGGGTTTGCGTCTATCAGTGGTATATTCTCAAAAGCCAGATAAGAGGTACCTGTCTGGCACATTTTTATGTTCGCAATTCTAGTGTCGTTGACTATAGTGGTGACAGAAGTTATAATACCGATAAGAAGACAGTCCCTACAACACTCGCAAGCTTTTTTATAGCCTTTACGACCCTTTAAAGGTACTTCAATATCAATATTGGATAAGCCATAACTAATTGTTACGCGTATTTTAGTTTTATCGGCTAAAACTATTTCTCTCTGGCCAGTGGGGACAGTATTCCAGTCGTCCCAAGTAGAGTCCCGTTTTAGTTCGAATAGCACTTTGCGACCAAGTGTTATGTACCCTTGGGCTTTACTTATATCACCGCTTAAGAAAATCCTAGTAGGAATCGGCGGAAAGTACATTATTCTTCTGAATACGAGTGAGATTCGCTTAAGTTTTCACTATGACCCCAAGATTCGGAAATTGCCTCGGAGCTGCTATAAGAACTTGACAAGGACGTATGAATAATTCCCAAAGCTGAAGCCATAGCTTGAGCCGCTATTTTGGAAATTGAGTCCGCTATACTCCGACCTAACTCTGCTTGGCCTATATAAGCGTCTAAATTTGTCTTAGCTTCTTCAATAGCTAGTTGGACCTGTAGTTTTATACCTTCTAGCTCTAAGTTTGCGCTTGCTATTGATGTGCTCCACTGAGAACTAACAGCGTCCACTTCAACTTTGTATATATCTACTAAGTTTTTACGGTCACTAATCATAGCTTCATTTTTTGAGGCTATAGCTGAGACTTGTGTACTAATTCCCTTCCAAACTCCTTCGAAGACACTTATCTGGCCATTGTTATATGCCGTTATGGCTTCTATTTTACCTAGGTACGCTTCTAAATTTATTTTAACACCTTCCCACTTCGCGATAAATGACTTTACAAATTCTGCGTAAACTTGTATAGTTATGTCCTTGGCAAACTTGGAGGCTTCTAAACTTCTGTTTTCAGTGGCTTCATAGGCTTGTCTTAGCAGCTTTTCTAGCTCTACTCCAGTAGTAACGAAAAACTTAGTGTTCTCCGTAGCCATGTCAAAGTTTTTAATCGTAGTATTGTTTATATAGTCTTGATCTAGCTTAGCAAGCTCCCTAAAAGTCTCTACTTGAAGTCCTCCTAATATTCCAGCGCCTAAGTTAAAACCAGACTCCCCTACGCTGTCTAGAGCGGCTCTATATAGCCTATCTTGGCTTATACGTTTGGCTTCCTGAGCCATGTTAATAATAGAGGTATATACCGCATCAGTTAGTCCGTATCCACCATTCCGCACGTTATCTATGACTCTATCAAATAAAGCCTCAAAAAGTTCAGAAGAGTACTCAGTACCCAGCCAGCTGAAGTTAGAGTCTATGTTATCTGGAGGCGTAGGTTCTAAAAAACTAAAGTCCATTACGCCATAAGACATTAAGGTCGGCGTTCTAGGATAATTAGTTGGCCAGTTATTATCCAATTGCAGGGGACTAAGGGCCAACGGGTCAGGATAATTTGGACCACTTGCTTCAGGTATATCTGTATCGATGTCAATAGCTGATGGTTTGTAGTTCGCTAGTACACCCTGCATGTCGTCTATACTCGTGAGCATCAAATTTAGCATCTGGTCGGCTAAAGTTTTCGCGTACTCACGGTCTTGATATGTATAGGCAGAATTAGGGTTTACAACACCTGTTTCTATATTTACAAATGCATTTGGTCCGTCACTCATTGTTAGTACCCCTGTATCCCCGAGGATCTTAGTCTTAATTGGGCTTCTACTGAATCAATGCGTATAGGCTCAGTAGATGTTATAGATACACGCCAGTACCGTCCCTCTAAAATAAAGTTTATAGGAACGCGTATTCTTTGTGGACCGGTGTGAAGGAGTTCATAATTTGCCACACAATTGTCAACGCCATCAGCCTGGGTATGTATCGTTATGCATTGTCCACATGAGCCTTCTAGTCCTATATATAGGAATCTAATGCTCTTAGGGTTACGGAAACCAAAGTCAGTTGTTGCAAAAGTAACTGTTGAGACAATATCTTCAGCCAAATCTTTTAGTCCTGAGTCTATCAGAAATAGGCCTGAAGAATTAGTGCCAAAATAAAACTCGCCAACCCTGGCTATTGACGTAAAATCTAAAGTCAACTCTGAAGTAGCTTTACTACCTGGGTCGCCTATAACCATCTGGACAGCTAAGGTACTCATTAATAAACTCCTAATGAAGAGTAACTAGGGACATTACAGTCACCACAAAGAAGGCCACATCCTACTGTTATAGACGAGCTAAACTCCGTTGCAATATGTATTTCAACGCTTTGTGCCTTATAGCAATTAATTTCGCACGCGTAAATTGTCCCAGTTAGTAAAGTTGCTGTAGGAGCCAGACCTACAGTCAACCTGTTGGACCATATAGACGCTATATTAAGTGTCGCGGCTAACGGCATAGTTGCCGTAAGTTCTATGGCTATATCCGTATATACTTCTAAAGTTACTTGCTTTACAAATATACAATTTATCTGTAATGCAAAGGTGCTATTGATCTCTAGGTCTATAAAATTATTTGTATTCGCGTCTATTTTAACGCCATAGATAAGACTTAGACCGAGCGTGGCTTCATCGATCTCTTGTTCGGCTGTTATTTCAAGCCCTATTACACTAGCTATATTTACAACGGCATATTGAGGATCCATAGGAGCGGTAGTTTGAGCAGTAATTTCCAGAGAAAATTCAGTCGCTAAGAAAACTTCGGCAAGGTCAAAAAATACTAAATTGTCACCCGACAGCGTAAAGTCATCAAAGTCTACAATTATGTCGGTAGAAAGTACATTCTTAGTTGCTGAGAAAGTACCTAAAGCTACCTTATAATCTGTGTTGGGTTCTAGAGCTCCTGGTACTGGATAACTAGTGCCTCCATATATAAAGGTCAGATTCCCTAAGCCATCGCTGGATATCTGGATTGTACCAGCGGAGTTAAATGGAGTAATAGCTGGACCAACTGGATTGCCATAGGCTGTTAAGTCTGGATGGTTCTCCGGGATCGTCGCTACATGTACATGTATATTGGCAGGAGTCCCTGAAACCTTTAGTATTAAAAATCCAACTAGGACCTGTGTAATTAAGCTATAACCCTGCTCGACGACGCTGTAGTGGACCGTTGTGGTCCAGGTGTCCCCGCTGTTGACGTAAGCTCTACGAAATATTTCTCGTACATTCGCATAAGCATCAGCACTTACAGGTATAGTATTCCGTAATGTGTCTAGCGATGTACTCGCAGAGGTACCCGGGGATCTATAAACAGACCAGTTACTTAGTCCACCACTAAAGTCGTCAAGTATCGAGGGCATAGAGTTCTACAGAGCCTAAAGGTTAGGATACACACACATATATAGGCCTTTGTTTATCCAATGGCTATTGGATAAACAAGGGCCTATAGTTTAGCTTATAACATTACCTGAACGGACTTGGTTAACTACGTCAGAAACGTCTATAGGTACTCCTACGGTGATACTAGGCCCTTGTAGAACGTTCAGGTCCGCTCCAGAAGTAGCTACTACCCCATCCATGCGAATAGCTGTAGTGCTTGCGCCTGTCACTTTGTCATTAGAATAGATTCTACAGCTATTTACTATTCCTGTTGCAGTTGGAACGGCTCGCCACACTTCAGTTATCCCGGTTTCAGGGTCTATCGCGCGTTTCATATTAACGCCATCTAGATACCCAAAATTAAGGCCATTTGTACTTACCCCAGGAACGAACGGGTTACCATTTAAGGTAAAGCTAGCCACCGCTGCGCCAGGTTCTGCACTGTCTGCCGAGGCTGGAGCAGCATTAAAGAATAAGTCGATGGTGCAATTTTGAAACACAGTTCGCATAGATCCACAAGCATCAAACCTAAAGATCCCTATGACGCTACCTGCTGCTACTGCAGCTAGCGTTCCAGCTGGAACTTCTAACTTAGTGGTTGAGACATTGATACACTTAGTCCATACTCCGTTGTTAGCATCACCGCTGACAATAAGGATATAATCGTGTCTATCGAATGCTCCAAGTCCTGCGCCTGTGTCATTAATGGTATCTAAGCCTCCGGTACCATCGCCGTCGCCAGTAGAAATAGTATTAGACATGATCTTAGTGTTAACCGATGGGGTTGCAGCTAACAAAGCTTTAGTCAGTCCTGTTGAAAATTTAAAAGCCATAGCGTAGTTACCTTGATTGAAGTATTAAAGTGTCTCCATGGAGAACTATAGCCCCAGGAGAATGACAATCTAAATCTAGTTTAACATTTGTGTCTATCTGAGTTTGAACTGTGCCGTTTGCTAGACCTAAAGCCGGTCCCTTAACAGTACCAAACAACGCTGCTAGGCTAATGCTATCTGATTTCAGGTCCCCGGGTTTAACTAATTCGTACTGTTTGCACCATTCTATTGCCGGGAAAGTAGTTACTTGATCAACAGTCCATTTAGCTGGGTTTTTACCGCTAAGAAAATATATTGCTTTAGTGGTCGATATAAAGACCCCTGTTTGTACTGGGCAGATCAAAATGATGTCAGACTCAAATTCTCTTATGTTTCTTACAGTATCATATATTCCAAGCAAGTTGTACTCAGAGTATATAAGTCTAGGGCCTTTAGATGCTAGGGCCCTACCTGCAAATAAACTGATGTGCTTACCTTGTATAAAAGGTACCATGTCAGCCGTGGTTTCATGTGTAAAAATACTCTCTGGCCAGGGGAGAGCACTAGAATTTTCTAGTCTACCTGACTGTACACCATTACTGTAGTATATCGTATTTCGTAGTCTAAAATAGCTTAATTTTAGACCTTTTGTCAGCCCTGATACTACGCCTAGTAAATTTATTTGACCAGAATTAGAGCTAATATTGGCTAAATAAATAGCCGTATCAGCTGTTCTATCTTTTGCTACATAGAAATAATTGTCTACCGGCATCGTTGAGTGAAATAGGCCTGCTTCGAGTAGACTATAGCCCCTGCGAGTAACGGGTTCGCCTGTTTGGTCTATTATGATATTGGTAGCTTCTTCAAAAGCACATACTCCAGTTTCAGAACTATAAGGCAGCCTATGGGGCGTTATCCTATTATTTAAGCCTATAGATCCAGAAAATACAGGGACTGGGCTTGTGTGTCTTGGTGCGGGCATAATTATATCCAGCTTGAATCTCTATAAACTAGTCTTCTTGACTGACCAACTTCTGTCGTGTCTTCTAGTTCAACCATTGCTTCTTTAAACTGTTCTAAGTAATACGCGGTATTTACTTTACGTCCTTCGATTCCATCCTCTACACGTGCCCATATTTGCCAGCACACATAAGACTCAATTATCTTAGGCTGTAGCCCTACTGGAATAACCTCAGGCAGTTCATGGCCACATGAGTATCCTATTATAGGAGCCACAAGTGGTTCGGGTTTCTTATAAAAGAAGCATACTAACTCAACGGCTTCCGCTGGAACTGGGTAGTATACAATAGAGGCCCCGGATATAACAACATACTGTATAGGACCTACTTGCCGTACTGTATCAAAATCTGCGTAGATACGTCTTAAGTGCTCCCTCGAATTTAAAATCGTTATAGGGCCATTATTAGTGACCTCACAGCTAAACAGGTCTCTGTGATAATTCCATTCAGCTGGAATCGGGACAGAGAGGGACCCTGGTATTGTATTGACGACCCCAGAAGACTCAAGCTGAGTCAAAAGAACTTGGCTCGACACATAGTCATAGCACCTGTTTATATAACTTGTTATTTCGACACTAGTGACGCTAGGCATCCTAAGGGTCTTAATAATAGATGTTACTGAGTCTTCTAGGGTATACATGTTAAACCTCTGGGACTTCGTCTGGCTTGACCTCTGGTCCAGACAAATTCTTAAACGTTTTTGGGTAGGCGTTGGCTAAGGCATGCCCTATAGAGCCGGTAACCTCAGCAATTCCATTTTTGAATACAATAGGGGCCTTCAATTTAGGCCTTTTAAACTCAAAGAAATTGGTTTTCTTTCCAATGTACTTAATTAGAATATTCCCAGGCTTAGGGCCTTTAGGAATATTAGCTGGTGTTGGTTTATCTTCTTGAGACATGAGTAGCGCTCCGATATTATAAATTAGCACAGGAGCTTAGCGCACTAAGCTCCGTTAATGATTAGGCTACTGTAGCTGCTGCACTGTCCAGGGCAATCAAGCCGTAAGTAGCGTTGTTAAAAATAGTGCGTTTAACGCCGTAAATGCTCCCCGCAGTAATAGCAAGTGCATTTCCTCGGTCATCTTTGTCCTCATTCCAGGAGTATCTGTTATTACCAGATCCTTGGCCGTACGCGATGAGTCCAGCTTGAACACCCATAAACAGAGCTCGTGCAGCTGGCACGTTAGCACCTACACCGTAATTACTGAAGCGAATAACGTTCCGGTGTTTGTGAAGTACAACATCGGCATATTCACCTAATGCGTTTGAATACATAAGACTGGACTTGCCGCGATCCGTGGCCTTATGAATATCAAGCCAATCGTTTTCAGTTACGCTCGTCCGAAGGTCGAATGCTTGGAACGTGTGCATGAGGAGTACAAATTTGTTCTCGCCATTTACCCGAGCTCCTTGGATCATTGGATCCGTTGTTTCAGCAATAGCAACGAGGCGCTCAATATCCATCAATGAGATCTTATCAGTTGCATCCAAGTCCGCAGAAGAAGTTGCGTTACCAGAATAAACTTGATGAGCGGCGTCAGGAACGACTATAGCATTATTTGCACGACCGGTCCAGGTAGTTGCAGTCTTAAACGAAGTATCGACTCCTCTCGCTCCGCTCAAGTAGACAAACAAGTCTTCGTCCATTACCTCAGACCACCACACAGCCAAAGCGTCTCGGCCTTCTCTACGCAGGTTGTACGGAACTCGTTGCTCAGACATTTTGCCTTTTGACTTCGTAGACTTTCGTCGCTGGTCAATAAAGACTGCATCGTTGAAGAAGTTCATCGCTTCCTCAGCGGTGGCGTCGCCCTCAATTACATTGTCACCCTCTTTTCCATCTGCAGAGAGCTTCTTTCTTAGACCGATAGTAATCTTCTCACCAGCGGCTTTATTAAGTTCGTCCTTGCGAACAATAATACTTTTTGACCTATCTGTTCCAATAAACTTGGAAAAGTAGGAACTTTTAGCGACTTCAACCGCTAAGGAAAGGGACCATCGTTGTACGGCCAACGGGTCACCTAATGGAAATTCTGTCATTGCCATGGTATAATCCTTTTAGTTATTCTCCTGAAAGGTACTTCTCTAGGTCGGCCTCAGAAAGGCTCGCCAGATCACTTTCAGAAAGATTAGTATGTTTAGATGATTGTTTTTTAGTTGGGGTTTTAGGAACATCCGTCAGGGACTTAAAAGCCTTAGCCCCATCAGTCTTAAACTTAGCGACTAGTTCAGCAGTAATTGATTTTCGTAGTTTAGTTTCTAAAGTTTTAACGTCTGGTTCTACAGGGTCTTTAATACCTGCGAGTACCGTCATAACAGAAGTAGCTATAGATCCTAGCAGTTTAGGCTCAGTCTCGCCACGAAGGATTACTTTAGTCCCTGGGTCCGTTAAGAAGAACATATCCTTAGAAAAACCCGCTTTTCCTGCTTTTGCCTTAAAAGCTTCTCGAGTCTCAGAAACCTCGTCATACAATCCTGGAACTAGCTTAGCCATTTTTGCTAGCTCAGTAGTTGTAATTTCATCAATAAGCCGTGCATTAGATTCTTCGATATCTGCGGCTTCTCGTGCAGCTCTGTCCCTGTCCGCTTGCTCTTGCAAGTATGTACGTTCACGCCTCTGGTATTTCACGGCTTCCAGAGGATCCTCACTAGCTAACTCTTCAAATTCTTCATCAGTAAGAACTTTGAAACTAGGCTTTTCCTCTTCCTTTTCCTTAGGGGTGGTCTTAAGTTCTAAAATCGTCCGCTTAAGGTCTTCAATATCAGAACGGGCTTCTTTTAAAGCACTCCTGGTTTCATGAAGAGCTCCCAGAGGTACATAACCTTTAGGAACCTTTTTTACAGGAACGTCTTCAGCTTCATCAGCTTCATCAGCTTCTTTAGCTTCTTTAGCTTCTTTAGCTTCTTCAGCTTCTTCAGTTTCTTCAGCTTCTTCAGCTTCTTCAGCTTCTTCAGCTTCTTCAGCTTCTTCAGCTTCTTCAGCTTCTTCAGCTTCTTCAGCTTCTTCAGCTTCTTCAGCTTCTTCAGCTTCTTCAGCTTCAGTGCCTCTCAAGAGGTCGTCTGAGATATCCTCAAGCCCTTGGGCTTCCATAAGTGCTTGTTCTTCGGAAGTGCCTGTTTCTTCGGTAGCCATTTTCTTTCTCCTGTTTTACGACCAATAGTCGAGGTTTAGCGGCCTATAGCCGAGGTAATATTGTCTTAGTTTAACGACTTTAGACCCGTCGAGTACACTAGTTAACGACTCGTGCAAGTCGAAATTTTAATATCCAGCGCCTGGGGCGTTTGGAAAAATAGCATCAAAGTTTTTATTATACTTTTCAGCTCTTGTAGAGTCACTAATATAGCCTCCACGACAGTTAAACCGATGGTCCCGGCCGTTAGGGGTTTCCCGATGACTTCTAAAGTGCTTTTCAGCTTTAAGTTCAAAGATTGCTTCTTCTTTTCTGGTCATATCGTGTCCTCAGTAACAATAAAAAAATCATCAGAAACTAGGTCCGTTGACGACGGAGTCCATCCTACGATGATTCCTGTTGGAGTGTGGATATCGAAGTGCCCATATATGTTTACAGCCTCATCACTAGAATTATGTGTTCTAGCTTCATTTTTTAACATGGACCTAGGGACCTCGGTACCCTGCACATAATAAATATAGCGTTTTGGATTGTACCAGCGGTGACATGAAACTTTATAGCCCTTCTTCAGTGCCTCAATCGCATGGCATACGTTCATATTGAAGTACGATATATAGGCTTTTTCGGCGACTTTTGCAGGGCTCCAAGATAAATAGCCATCTTCGTACCGAACTAAGTATCCTGTGCCTTGTGTATCAGCGTTATCTTTGCATATTACACGGCCTAACAAGACTTCAGCGTCGCTAACGCACATAGGCGTTAATTCGACTATTTTAGTACCTATACAAGTTACCCAAGGTAGATGATCTAGTTGTGAGCTGTCCGCTTTTACTACTTCAGTGTTGTTCATAATTAAGGTCCTGGGTGAGAAGTTTCACTTCTAGTTTTAAAGTTGGGGTCCGTATCTTCTTTAACATTATTTCTAGCCATCTGCGCAACCTGTTGACCAATTTGAAATCCCTTCTGATCAGCCTCTTGCTTCTTAGCACCTGCGGTAGCTAACTCAGCTGCTGTTTTTGCTCTAGTCAGCTCAATTTCTGCTTGAGCTGCGTCTTGCTCAAGTTTCTTATCTACTGCTGATACTTGCCGTTGCCGATCTTGTTCAGCGCGTAGATCTATCGCTTTCTGTTTAGCTTTCTCTTCTCTCTCTAACGCCGTGAGCTGATCGTCTGCAGGGTCATAACCTGTTCTCTGTCTCAACGGTTGCAGTAATACATCTTTATTCGGAATGTCAGATAACTCAAAGGCCAAGTTAAGTAGAAGAGGAGTATCTTCTTTATCCGCGGAATTAATGGCCGCGAATAAAAGCTCCATGTTCTTCTCACGCACAGTATCAGTAAGCGGGGAATTTGAGATTTTTAAGTCAAAGGTAGCTTGAGTGATATCATTGCGGACCTCAATCCCATACTCTCGTTCTATCCTTTCATTAATGGTGATAAATTTCTCAGCTTGCGTTATCGAGTCAGTAACTCTCATAACTCTACGACCGGTCCATGTGTCTTGAATCAAGGACTGAATGAGCTCTCCCAGTCTACGTTGAGAGAATCTAGCATTATCAATAACACTAGCGATCATTACCGACGTTGTTTCTTTTTGTTCGGCAAAGGCTGAACCAGACCTCGTAGGGGCCTTAGCTCTTAAGGTGTCGCCAGTGGCTCCAGAAATTTCTTGGATCTCCCTTTCTGATTGCTCAAGCATCCCCATCTGACTTGGAGCTAAAGCAGTTAGTTCGTCTATTTGAACTTTATCTATCTTACCGTCTTTAGTAATAATCATACCATCGAAACGATTCGCTTCATGGTAAGTTCTCTCAGGATCTTCTACAGAACCTTTCTCCATCTTAACCCGGCGGCCATTCATAAGGGCTAAGCCTACCGATCTCCGAGTATTAACCTCTTTGTTTTGTTCTTTGATTTGTCTGGGAATCCCATAAGGAAAGTCAAATCTGTCCAGGTAGGATACAAAGGGGACAAAAGGATATTGGTCATGAGCATAAGGAGACATCATGTCCTGAAGAACTAAATTCTCGAGAATTGTGGTTACACGCATCTTTTTGACAGTAGCTTGTACTACTTGGACGGCCTGAGTTATTAGTCTCATTTGCTCGTCTGGCCCAAGGTCATCTGTTAACTCAACAGCATAGCCACTAGGCATAATAGCGAAAGCTGCGTCGACAAGTTCTGGGTACCAAATTTCTACTGGGTTCACTCTGTTACGGTCTTTATCAACCCAAGTTGCCAAAGATCTTTTATAATCTTCAATAGTATCAGTTATTAAGTCATTGGAGTATACACCATAATCTGCACCGCTTGTCCCATTGGCTAGGGAAGAGTACTGTTCTTCTAAATCCCTTCGCATTTCTGGAAATAGAGCATATAAGTTCTCTATATCAGTCCAATCTTGGGTGAAGACGTAGCGGCACTCATTTTTATCCATCCAAGGAGTTGCATACTGATCCCACCATATACTGTACCAGTTTACGGGCTTAACCTGGATTTTCTCTTCCCGTGGATCGGAGTTAAATCCTACACCTAGGCATCCAAAGCCACTGGTTATCTGTTGTTTGAAAGCCCTTGAGAGTTTATGTTGTCCCTTGTTTTGATCAAGAACGTATTTAAGTCCTTCAGTCATAACTTGACCAAGTTCGGTATCTAGCTTAGTACGGCCCTTGGCAGTTATATCAACTTTATTATTTATAAAATAGCCATGTAAGTAATTGAGTACTGGAAATGTTCTATTAATTGTTATTGGTTTTATTCTTTTACTCTTAGCTTTTTGTATTTCGTCGTCGGACCACTGGACTCCGTCGGCCATCTCGCAGTCTTCCCAAGATTGCGAGCGCCAGTCTTGGTGCGAAGACTGAGCTTCATAGACCCATGACAAGAGCTTAGGTACATCAGGTTTATTGAGAGATAGGGACATAGTAGGGTTTATAAAGTATTAGAACTCATATCCTTAGGCTAGTCGGACGACCAAATCTTATTAGCCCAAGGATATGAAGTATTTTATTTAGACGACAAGTACAATCTATGTACTTGTTCAAAGTCTTTAGCACTAGTAAGAGCTGTGTCTATACCTTCGTGCTCCCGAAGGTAACTTCTACAACTCGATACCTTGAAAGTTCTGTTACCTGGAAGTATATTCTCAATTAACGGTGATATATCAGTACAAAGAAAGACATATGGACAATATGCTGAGCCTCCGAAGATACCGTAGACCGAAGCAAAGGACTCATGAGACCTGTAGGACAGTAGTTCGATACGACCCTCATGAGACCCAAAGAAACATTTTAATGAGGCTTCAATCACGCTCATAGTACCAAAAACTGTAACACTTTCAGTTGCATAGTTAGTATCCTGGAATTCCGGGGTGCTGGTGCAATTAGAGGCTTCATTTTTATAAAACCTGAGAGTCTTTATAAGGCTCTTTTCGTATGGAGACGCAAGTCTCTCATCGAATCCTGAGTGCTCGGCATAGAAGGTGGGGCCTCCAGAACTCTTTATGCCTATGGACATAAGTTGAGCTGCCTGGCGAAAAGGAGCTATTACATGAGCTGAAACATAGTATCTGATCATAAGTAGTCATCGTTGTTTGAGCTTCTAGTAAATCCTGCTGTCGGGACAGAATTACCGTTTATCCACATACATAAGTACTGTAAGGCGTCGTGTGGATGAGAAAATTTATTTTTATTAACTTTAGAGCTATAACACGGAGCTCCGGACACATGGACTAACTTAAAATGGTATCCGGAATTGAATCCTTTTCTAAGAACTTTACACCTCTTATGCAACTTGAAAGCTGGTTTACCATCCCTAAGCTGCTGAAGAAAGACTCTTACAGATTCCCAGCGTATATCAGGGTCATTAGTGTTCGCAGCTTCTGCTGCGAGTCCCATTTCTTCTAATACTTTAAAAACCGTGGATTCATCAGTATCAGCGCGCTTATGCCCTGATGGGTCACCGACTAAATTCCATGGACAGTCTCTGTACTCACGGTTTAGTAAAGGTCTAAGAGCTTCTCCAACAAACTGTTTAATACCTTGTCCGTCGCCTATAACTTCATGAAGGATATTTAAGCAACCACCAGGAGTTTCTTGGCCTATAACGGCCGCAGGGGTCAGTCCAAAGTCCAAGCCTATAATAATTGGTTGACCTGGGATTACCTGAATTGTTGAGGATGTGTGAATCGTATCATTCCACTGTTTCTCGTATACAGGCTTCCCGTCGTTGGTATCTCCGTACTCGTTAGCTAGGTTAACGGCTATCCAGTCAGCGTCTTTTCCTTCCATACCGTCTTTATAGTAGTCAGGTATCAAGTTGTCAATATTTTCGGCCTCAGGATTTACTTCCCACTCTCCTGACCAGGATTGACGACCAAGTTCATCTTCAACCATTCGTCTGACGACCCCGCCGGGCTGGCGCAAGAACACCCAGCCGTTTGGTTTAACTTCCTCAGCTAATTTGTAGTACCAGGAGTCATCATCAGGCGCATTTGTGTCTCCAAATATACCCCACCAAGTTGGTCCACCGTCTGCTTTTGACGGGTACCGTCCTACACGTAGGTCGACCATGTCCACTGTGGACTTATGGAGCTCCTTAGCCTCATTAAGCCAGGCGCCAGTTAACTGGGCACCTCGTAACTTTTTCACGGCCAAAGGTTTATCCATAGCTATGAAAACTATCTCGGACTGAACTATGGTTACTGAACTCGTCTCTTCATCGGTATACTGGAACTTGAGAGTATGCGATGGTGGTGACACTCCACCGCCTTTGTACTTTCCAAGGTCACCAAAAAGCTCAAGCCAGTCTTTAATAGTTGTAGTTAGTAGATCAGGGTACGTATTTCGTATTGCATAGAACCTTGTCTTCCGAATACCTTCATGATTAGGCTTTTGAAGGCACATCTTCTTAAAGATCTTAACGCAAGACTCAAATGTTTTTCCACTGCCTAGTGGGCCCATAATGAAGCAACGCCGATCAGTTGAGTCAGAGTATGCTTGTAATACTGGACCTTGGGCTTTCGTGATTAGCTCAAAGCGCATCTTAGAGTATATACTCGTCAGGAACAAAGGACCCTTTAGGCACTATGCCTTCGTTTTCTAGGGTCTCTAAGGTCCGGCCACTTAAGTTCTTCATAGTAACTTTGGGCATACCTGAGTCTGTTTCATCTAAGCTTATAACTGACGCGCTGGCATGACTACGTAGAGACGTATAGACTCGTGCGATAGCCGCTAAGGTAGCAGGATCTAAGTCCTCTTCGCCCATAGCGCGTATTGAAGCATCTAGTAGTGCTACTTCGAGTTCTAGGTACTTAGGGGCCAGATGTATAGCCAGTAAGGCATTGTAAACTTTCAGTCGCATGACTGAGTCGTCTAGTACCTTCTCTGCGTCAGACAGTGCTTCTGGAGATAATCGAGGCCAAACAACCTGCCAGTTGGACTCCTTAGCTTTGTCCTGAACCATGTACGGAGCAATTCCGGCGTCTTCAGCAATATCTTCTACTGAAAGTCCCAGCACCTCAAATTGTAGTTTAGCTCGTGCAAAGTTCATAATTTCTTAGTTAATTGGGTTAATCCATCCATATAATAAATACTAGCGCGTTTACATAAAAAAGTAAACACTTAAATTTGATTTATAAGAACTTAATTTTTGGCTGAAAATGCTTTGAAATGGCTCTAATAATTTAAAAATAGGCTCTAATTATTTTCGACAGACTTTTAACGTGTATTAGTATAGACTAAGTCAAACTAAGCAATTAGAGCCCCCGCTTAATTTGATGTAATATAAAATTATCTCTGAGCGCCTTATGTTCGGCCCAGACCTCCAGAGGCACCCTTGTAATTACCAAAAAAAATTCTGAGTGTTTATGCTTGATCCCGACCTCCAGAGGTACCCTTGTAGCTTCCAAAAAATAAAAAAAAATTCTGAGCGGCTATGTTCGGTCCTGCCAGCCATGGTCCCTGCAGCCTGGGCACACCCCCTAGCCCACTAGGGTATTAAATAGGCGGGGGCGGTCTTACCCCCGTATGGGCGAAGCCCCCACTTAAAAGAAAAACGGGAATAGATATCAGATGAGAATAGATATCAGATGAGAATAGATATCAGATGAGAATAGATATCAGATGAGAATAGATATCAGATGAGAATAGATATCAGATGAGAATAGATATAGCGTAAAAAAAGTGAAGCTCACTAAAGAAAAAGGTTGACAAGGGCACCTGGATTTGGTATAGTATAGTATAGCTAAGATAGAGAAAAAGTAGTGAGGCCCAAAAAAGAAAAAGAAAAAGGTTGACAAG